TTATCAGCGTGGACAGTTGACATCCGTACAAAGAAACAAAGCCAAACTCGGGTTTAACTGTGACTATTGCGGGCTTCCATTTGAAACATTTGCTTGCTGGGCAAAACGAAACGCGCATCATTACTGTGGTCGCGCCTGTGCTTCAGCAGCAAAAGTCATACGCATCCCTAAACCGTGTGTTGTATGCGGCACAGAAATGCTATTGACGCCCACACTTTACAAGAGGGTAGCCGCTTGCTCTTACTTGTGTTCGCGGAAACGCAGGGTGGTGAATAACATCAACACTCGGAGTTCCCCTGACTATTTGGCAATTGCCGCTAGATTAAAGAAAAACACTGTATGTACCGTCTGCAAAACAACTAGCGGCCCTTGGATAGTGCGTGGCATAAAAACTTGGATAAAAGATGGGCTCGCTTGGGCTGCTGGTGACGATGCGTATCTGTTGTGTAGAAATTGCCATATGAAGGACGTTGAGCCTTTATCAAAGCAATCGTTATACATGATTGACAGGGCTAAGTATTACGAGAACAAACCCGAAGCCAAACCCAAGGAGAAAAATACATGAACCGAGTCGTACTGGACTTCGAGACGTACTACGACCGCGATTACTCGCTAACCAAGCTGACGACAGAGGAGTACATCCGCGACGAGCGGTTTGAGGCAATCGGTGTTGCCATCAAGATCAACGACGAGCCTGCGCAGTGGTACCCCCAGATGCACATTGAAAAGGGACTGCGCACCGTCGATTGGGAGAACTCGCTTGTGATCGGACAGAACATGATGTTCGACGCGGCCATCCTCGCTTGGCGGTTCAATCGCAAGGCCCGGGCATGGGGCGACACGCTAGGCATGTCTCGAGCACTGTTCCCGCATGACAAGGCCCACGGCCTTGCTGCACAGGCCAAGCGTCACAGCATCGGTATGAAGGGCGATGAGGTCATCAACGCGCTGGGCAAACGCCATAAGGATTTCACAGAGGAGCAACTTGCTCGCTACGGCGAGTACTGCATCAACGACGTCGAGCTAACCACTAAGCTTTTCGATCTCTACGCCACGGACTACAAGTTCCCCGTCGGCGAGATGAAGCTGATCGATGCAACGCTTCGCATGTTCGTCGAGCCCAAGCTCGTGCTGGATGCACCGCTCCTGCGGGAGTACGTCGTCGAGGTCCGCGAGACCCAAGAGGCCCTGCTCGCTGCGGTCAACGTCGACCGCGCTCAGTTCATGTCAAACAAACAGTTTGCAGATCTCCTTCGTGAGTACGGCGTCGAGCCACCCACCAAGATCAGCCTCACCACGGGCAAGGAGACCTACGCCTTCGCCAAGACCGATGAGGACTTCAAGCGGTTGATGGAAGAGCACCCTGACCCGCGCGTGAACGCGCTGGTGGCTGCGAGGCTGGGGGTCAAGTCAACAATCGAAGAGACTCGCGCAGAGCGCTTTCTGCAGATGTCGAACCGTGGTGCGTTCCCCGTGCCCCTGCGGTACTACGGCGCTCACTCAGGCCGCTGGTCCGGGCAAGACAAGGTGAACCTCCAGAACCTGCCGGCGCGGGACCCGACCAAGAACACGCTCAAGCGCGCGATCAAGGCACCCCCGGGCTACGTCATCATCGACTGCGACTCCTCGCAGATCGAAGCGCGTACGCTCGCATGGCTGGCCGGACAGATGGATCTCGTCGATGCGTTTGCGAACAAGCAAGACGTCTATCGGATCATGGCTGCGCAGATCTATGGCGTGGCACCAGACCAAGTGGACAAGACGCAGCGGCAGGTGGGCAAGACCGTGATCCTTGGTGCCGGGTACGGCGTCGGGCATGCCAAGCTGCGGCTCTTCCTGAAGACGGGCGCGAAGGTCGAGGTGTCAGAGGAAGAAGCCAAGCGGATCATCGATACGTACCGGCGGACGTACTACCGCATCCCTGAGTTGTGGAAGCGCGCTGACACGGCGCTTGCCATGCTGGCTGCGCAGATGCCCATGCCAGTGGACGCCCAACAACTTGTGCACGTGGTACCCGGCAAGGGGCTGAGCCTGCCCAGCGGCCTGCACATCCAGTATCCCGACCTGCGACAGTTCGCAGACGAGGAAGGGCAGCTCCGGTGGCACTACACGTCACGCGGACGCATAGTGGCTGTCTACGGTGGGAAGTGCGTGGAGAACTTCACGCAGGCCGTCGCGCGGTGCGTGGTGGGCGAGCAGATGCTGCGCATCGCTAAACGGTATACGCCCGTGCTGACGGTGCACGATGCGGTGGCTTGCATCGCGCCGGAAGAGGAAGCCGAGGAGGCGCAGCGCTACGTGGAGGAGTGCATGTCGTGGCGCCCGCGATGGGCAGGGACCCTGCCGCTTGCTTGTGAGGCCGGTCGAGGCGCATCATACGGGGATTGCTAAATGCGAAACTCAAAATGCCACACTCTCATTCCTCCATCAAAGACTTCCAAGGCTGCGGTCGACGATATCAGCAAGTCCGAATCCTCAAGCGATTTAAGTCGGCGCCAACGGAAGCAACTACGTACGGCGAACGTGTCCATAAAGCGTTTGAATCTTTTTTCGCTGGGGGCGGACTCCCTGCCGATCTTGAACGCCACCAAGAGGTTCTTCAGCACATACGAGATATGGTTGGAGAGCGCCACTGCGAACGGAAAATGGGGTTCACCAAAGACTTTCAACCCTGTGAGTTCTTCGCAAAAGACGTCTTCTTCCGTGGCATCCCCGATCTCCTCCTTGTCAACGGCCCGTCCGCATGGGTAGCCGATTGGAAGACCGGGAAGAGCAGTCGCTTCGCCGACACGTCGCAGCTCGAGTTGATGGCTGCGATGATCATGGTGCACTACCCCGAGGTGAAGAAGGTCAAGGGGATGCTGTTCTTCCTTGTGGCTGGCGACATCATCCGAGCGGAGTACACCCGCGAACAGCTTCCCGAGATCCTGTCCAAGTGGACGGGCTACGCAGATCAGATCGATGGTATGAACCCCGACCAGCCGTGGCCGGCAAAGCCCAGCGGGCTCTGCAATTTCTGCCCGGTGTCGGAAGAGGTATGCGAACACAGGTGATATATGCCGCGCAATTACAAATCTGAATACGAGAACTACCAAGGTACGCCCGAGCAGATCCACAACCGAGCCATGCGGAACAAGGCGCGCCGGGAGATGACCAAGGCCGGGCGCGTGAAGAAGGGCGACGGCATGGACGTCGACCACAAGAAGCCGCTCAGCAAGGGCGGCAGCACGGGTGCGTCGAACCTGCGGGTCAAACCTAAGTCTGCCAATCGCAGCTTTGCAAGAACGTCGTCAGGCGCAATGAAGAAGGCTTGACGCAGTAATCGGTTTCGGTATGATGGGGAGGCCCACGTTGGTTACGGGGGCTCCTTCAGAAGTGGTTTAGCGCGGGGTCCCCTCCCCGCGCCTTTTTTGCCGAGGTACGGACCGTACCTTGGCGATTTTGCTTCATGGGTGCACATGCAAATCATCGAAAACAAGGCCCTGCTGCTGACCACACGCAAGGCTGATCAGATCGTCAGGCTCATCCCCAAGAGCAAGCTCCTCGAGCGGCAGGGAGATCTTGGCAGGGTGCTGGTCAACTGGGGTTACGACGAGGCGCGGATCCTGCGCAACTTGCGCATCAAGGACGTGCCGAGCCCCATTCTTGGAAAGTACAAGTGGCCGGGCATCTTCAGCCCGTTCGATCACCAGCGCACCACCGCAGCCTTTCTGACCTCGCACCCTCGAGCGTTCGTTCTGTCAGACCCGGGCACGGGCAAGACGGGCGCTGCCGCATGGGCGGCGGACTACCTAATGACGATCGGCGTTATCAAGCGCGTTCTGATCGTATGCCCGGTGTCCATCATGGAGACGGCTTGGCTGTCTGACCTCTTCAAAACGGTAATGCACCGCACGGCGGCGCTTGCAGTGGGGCCTCGAGCCAAGCGCGAAGCGGTGATCGCCGGGGGCTACGAGTTCGTCATCATCAACTACGACGGCGTGAAGGTGGTTCGCGAGGCGCTTGCCAACGGCGGGTTCGATCTGATCATTGCTGACGAAGCCAACGCTGTGAAGTCGGTGACGACGGACCGATGGCGCGCGCTTGCAGGGCTGATCACTGCGCACACACGCCTGTGGATGATGACGGGCACCCCGGCGGCGCAGTCGCCTGTGGATGCCTACGGACTCGCCAAGCTTGTGAACCCAGCGGCAGTGCCCAAGTTCTTTGGTGCGTTCCGCGACCGTGTGATGTACAAGGCCACGCAGTTCAAGTGGATCCCTCGCGCCAACGCCTCCGAGATCGTGCACAGCGTCCTGCAGCCTGCCATCCGGTTCTCCAAGGCGGAGTGCTTAGATCTCCCAGACATGCTGTACACAACTCGCGAGGTACCGCTGACCGCGCAGCAGGAGAAGTACTACGAGAAGATTCGCAAATCGATGGTGGCGACGGCAGCGGGCGAGCGCATCACGGCGGTCAACGCAGCGGGCATGATCAATAAGCTCCTGCAGATCAGCCAAGGCGTGGCGTACACCGAGGATCGAGAGGTTGTTGAGTTCGACATGCGCAACCGCATGGATGAGCTGCTCGATGTCATCCGGGCTACACCCAACAAGGTGATCGTCTTCGTGCCGTTCAAGCATGCGCTCGAGCGCGTGGAGCAGGAGCTGATCAAGGAGGGCATCTCGGTTGCCACCATCCACGGGGGTACCCCCGCTTCACATCGCGCCCAGAACATCAAGCGCTTCCAGACAGAAGATGACCCGCGAGTCATTATGCTGATCCCGCAAGCTGCCGCACACGGCATCACGCTCACCAAAGCCGACACCATCGTCTGGTGGGGGCCCATCGCCTCGGCTGAACTCTACATGCAGGGCAACGCCCGGGCGCACCGTGCAGGCCAGCGCAACCCGGTCACCGTGGTGCGCATCCAAGGCAGCCCCGTGGAGAAGCGGATCTACAACCTGCTTGATGGAAAAGTGGACCTCCATCAGGGCCTCGTCGAACTCTACGAACAGGAGATCGCTTGACATAGTTATTCGCCCCTGTATAATTCTAAGTCCAATATAAAAGAAGGAGCTGTCCCGTGGATGCTGACAAACTTGTCGCTGCATACATCAAGATGCGCGACGCAAAAGACGCCATCACGCGCGAGTACGATGCCAAGGTCAACGAGATCAAGGAGCAGATGGAGCTGATCGAGCAAGCTCTGCTCGAAATCTGCAAGTCGACCGGGCAAGACGGCGGACGCACGACGCACGGCACGTTCAGCCGCAGCGTCAAGACGCGATACTGGACCAATGATTGGGACTCCATGTACCGCTTCATCAAAGAACACGACG